AATATTGCGTAGTCGTTTGAATGGCGTATAACACAAGAATAAACACTGTGCTTTTTGCATTGTGTTTTATTTAATGTTATGCTAATCAAATCAAACATGAAAAAAACACCAAGAAAAAAAAGGTTTACAGGTAAAAAGAAAATCAACGCTAGGAAAATAGTGTATGACGGTATTCAGTTTCAAAGTTTACTAGAGCGTGATTTCTACAAAAAGATTAAGCTTTTTAACCTACCTCTACTATACGAACCTAAGACCTATGAGGTTTTACCCGCAATGAAAGCACCCGAAACGTTTAGGAACTTTAAAACGTGGGGTACTAAGTTTTTAGAGCGGTCTTCTAATACTCAGAATATGAAGTACACACCTGACTTCGTTTACGAGGGTGATAAGCATTATATTTACGTTGAAAATAAAGGTAGGCCAAATGAAAGCTATCCTTTGCGTAAAAAGCTATTCTTTGTGTATCTTAGCAAAATCAAAAATAGAGAGGTTTGGTTCTTCGAGCCTAAAAATCAAGTTCAAAATTCAATCGTAATTGAAAAGATAAAAGAAATACTTACATGAGAAAAAAAGGTGATAAGGTTTGCCCTGAGTGGGTAACATCGTTTAGCAACGATAACAAAAAATCTATTGAAGCTAAACAGTGTTTGGATTTTATAGATGCTCTTGAATTATATTTTACTGGAGCATCTTATGACAGCAAAGAATATAATAGCGAACCTGAGGAACATGACAGCATAGAGCCAAAGCATTATCTTTCTGAAATATTTGATGGTGCTGAACTAAAAGATATAATGGTAGAAACTCACGGTGTAATGGAAACAAAAGCTTTCTTTAAGCTTAGTGCGTTTAAGTACCGATTAAGAGCGGGCAAGAAACCTAATCAAGATATTAAGCAGGATATTGAGAAAGCCCTTCGCTGCGAAATGATAGCAACTGAATTAAAAGGAAAAATACATGAGTAACGAAAACTACCTAAACGCCAACCCTGATTGGCGTTATTTTTTAGATAAAGATGTTAGGGTTAAGATAGATGCGGTTTTAAGGAAAACTGTAATACTACACTCTCAGGTTGGTACTAATCAGTTACCAGTTGGCATAAAAGAGTTGAGCATAAAAGAGCAGCGTAAGTTCGTTGATAAAGAGGAGTTAAGAATGCTTAAAGAAATAGAAGGGGTAGACCCTGAGTTTGTAGGTAATTTATTAGAAAAAATGGGAGAAATTAATTAGTATGGAACAGAACTTTTATTACAACGATGAAGCAACTGAAACTCCTAAAGAGGAGGAACATAAGCCCGAAAGACCACCAACTTGCGCTTGCAAAGGAATGACTGAATGCTTATGTTAATTTACAACTAAATATAATAATTTTGGGACGGAATAAAAGATACACCATTTTACCTAGCATAGCTAAAGAGCTTGGTATAAAGAATTTAAACCACTATAATAGATATAGATTAAGCCCACAAAAAGCAAAAGAACTTGCTGATTTAGAGAAAAGTAAAGTTTCGGTTGTAGATGAAACCCTGCATAGAGGAAACTTAAAAGACAATAGTTGGAAAGTCGCTTGGGTAAAAGAAGATGGCGTATCAGTTTTAGTTAAAAACCCTGACTTTAAGGAAGCAACGGTTGACTACGATACGCTTAGAGAAGATATGGTTTCTGAGATGGGGGAACTATCGCCCGTTGTTAAGCTATACAAAAGAAAACCCATCAAAGACCCGCATTGCTTAGTTTTAGATATTGCTGACCTACATATAGGTAAGCTAGCAACCGCTAATGGTACGGGAACTTTTTATAATCTAGATTTAGCAATTGAACGCGCAATAGTAGGGTCGGAGTCTTTAATAGACAAATCAAAACCTTACAATATTGATAAGGTGTTCTTTATCATTGGGAACGACATATTACATACCGACAACACCACAGGCAGCACAACAAAGGGAACGAGCCAAGATACGGACGGTATGTGGTATGATAATTTTAAAATTGCACGAGTAGTTTATGCTCAGATAATACAGCGGCTATCTAGCATTGCTCCTGTTCACGTTATGCATTGCCCATCTAACCATGACTACGTGACGGGGTTTATGCTTGCAGATGCTATTTCATGCTATTTCCACAATAACAAGAACGTTACGTTTGATGTAACTAATCAACACAGGAAATACATTTCTTACGGGAGTAACCTCCTTATGTTTAGTCATGGGAACACTGCGAAAATGGATAAGATGCCTTATTTAGCCGCTCACGAAAAGCCTCAGATGTGGGCCGATACGGTTTATAGATACTGCTACTTACATCATCTCCACCACAAGCAGTATCATAAGTTTCTAAGCGGTGCTGATTTTATAGGTATGACCGTTGAGTATTTAAGAAGCCCAAGTGAAAGCGATAATTGGCACTCGTCTCACGGATATACTGGTGCTAAAGTAGCTATTGAGGCTTTTATACACCACCCTTCTCAAGGGCAGGTTAGTCGGTTAAGTCATAACTTCTAGTAATGCGAAAGATATGCTTTGGTAGCTTTAAGATGCAATGCGGGTGGCAGTATTATAAACCGTTAAGAAGATGCGCATACCCTCTGAAAAGCGGCCAAGCTACCCGTATGGGTTTAGGGAGATATACGTAGAGGGTGAGGAAGATGAGGCTTGGGATAAGGTTGTAAAAGATAAGTTTCACCAAACCGATAACAAGCGCATCTATGTAGTTAAGAAAACTTTAACGAAAATAAAAGATATTGGTCTTAGTCAAGTTGATAGAGGTGGTAATATTTTAAAGAAAGACAATCATACGCTACAATAAACTTCAATTTAAGCACAAAATAAAAAAGGGAAGGGGAAAACTTTTTAGAGTACCCAATAAATTAAATTACACACAAAATGGACAATTCATTTTATGACCGATTACTTGTTGAGGCACAAGAGTTGGCAACAAAAACAAATGCTTTAGATGATTTTATGAGAACGAAAAACTTTGTTGCCCTTGATAGGGAAAATAAAGATTTGCTTTACAAACAATCAAGATTGATGAACGAATATTTACAAATACTTGGACAAAGATTAGAATTGCTTGGGGGTAAATTCTCTTTTAAAAAGTAGTTCGTAAATTGTGATAGCGGGCTTTTTCTTTTTTATTATTGGAATAAACTTTAATTTTAAGATGGAATTAGCCCATTACACACAACGGTTTGAATATAATATGTTAAAACAATGAAAAAAGTAAAGGATATAGTTTACAAAGTTTTGTGCAAGCCTCTTTTGCTTCACAGTTTTTATAAGTACGGTATTCCTTACTGCTATTTATCAAGAACTATAGGGATTGATGGTAAATCAATATACTGCATTGTGTGGTATTTTAACAGCAATGGTGCTGAGCGAGGAAAGGTTAAATACACCCTTAAAAACCAAGAGTTAAAGCGCAACTACTCAAACCAAAGATACTTAGGTCATAAAATGTCAATTTACTTTTCCTACCGCCAACTCTTTAGGCTTTTTCAAAAGAATAAATTAAGAAAGGCTAACGCCAATATTGCGTAACTTTGCAGTATGGCTTCAATTGATTACATTCGCTCTGTAACCCGTAATATCTTAGATAAAGACGGTCATGGTTGGATAGGAGACAATAAGTTTAATAACATTATCTCTAACGTGCAAGACGAGGTGTTTAACGACATCTACACCATGTACACTCAAGCATTATCTAATAGACGTAGACTGCTAGAATATGGTGGTTTTCGCTATTCGGGGATAGGGCAAATACAAGATGACCTAAGACCGATGTATCGCTCAGGCGTTGTGCTAACACAAACGGCTAATAATAACTTTGCCTATCCTGATGACTATCGGTATATAATTGGTTTGAGTTACGCTAATAAAGATGTAGATATTCTAAACGATAATGATAATGTCAATTCTATATTAAATAGTTCAGGTGCGCCAACCGATAGATACCCTGCGGCTAGGTTAAACTACAATGTAGTTACAATGTACCCAACTACAATACAAGCAAGTGTTTCTTTAGATTACTACAAAAACCCTAGAGGTGTGAACGCTTCGGGTACACCTGTTAATCAATCTCCAACTTGGGCCTATAACGTAGTTAGCGGTAAAAGTATTTATAACGCTAGCAACTCTATTCAATTAGAATTACCCGAAAGCGCCTACAACAAAGTGATTGTTCGTTTACTTAGCAGGTACGGTATAAACTTACGCGAAGATCAATTAGTACAGTACGCAGACCGCGAAGAACTTAAAAATCAAAGTCAAGGATAATGGCTAGAAATAGGATACGATTAGAGGAGGTGGTGAATAACTACATGGCGAGAAGAGATGAGGACGATACTGACAAGTATGTATCACGCCCTAAGATGATAAGTATTGCTAAATCCTTATTAAGGGATATTTCTTACAGTGGTAGTTTTGCTTACCGCGCTATTCGGCTTGATATAAACACAGCAACTCAAACCGTAGAATTACCTAACGACTTTATAAAGATAAGTTTTGTTGGTGTTTTTGATGAAGGTACGGGTACGGTAGTGCCTTTAGGAACTAAACAGGAAATTAATATAGCGGGTGATATATTAAGAGACAACAATAGCGATGCCTTGTTAGATAGTGATGGTGTTGAGTTGTTGTCAGAAGTTATTAGAGCAACAACAGCCCAGCAAGATGATTTTTACACCGAACCTTATTTTAACAGGTATTACAATAATTTTAGCTTAGGTGGTCAGTACGGTCAGGGTGGTGGTAACAATGTGTTTGGCTATTATAGATTTAACGAACCTGATAACCGATTAGAGCTTGATTTAACAACATCAACTGATAAAATAGTCCTAGAGTATCAAGCAGACGTTTCAATTATGGAGAACCCCTTGCTAGACCCTGTATTTGAAGGTGTAATACATGAGGGAATGTATTGGAAGGCAATTAACCATAAGGCTAATGTACCTGCCAATGCAAAGTTTGATGCTAGAAGAGAATATTACA